AACTTTGGAATTTATTGGAGATTCTTTTTTAGGAAATATCATTGCAAATTACGTATATCAGCGATATTTCATAAGTCATAATCAGGATGAGGGTTTTTTAACAAAACTCAAAATAAGGTTTGTGTGTGGTGAACAACTCGCATATTTATCCAAGTGTTTGGGATTTGATAAATATATGATTATCTCAAATCATATAGAAGAATCATGTGACGGGAGAAATAATATGAATATTTTAGAAGATGTTTTCGAGGCATTCATAGGCGCATTGTATCACGATACTGAAGATTTTAAAATAGTTGAACAATTTATTATTAATAGTATTGAGAAATATGTTGATTTCTCAGATACTATTCTAAGAGATAATAATTATAAAGATCAGATATTAAGGTATTTTCAGCATAACTACAAAGTCTATCCAACATATTGTTCAGAAAAAATAGAGGGTGATATTTATCTTTGTAAAATTTATAAGGGCAAAGAACATATTGAAACCGGTAAAGGTACAAGTAAAAAGAAATCCGAACAAGATGCTTCCAGAAAAGCATTAATTAAATTTTGTGTTATTTCTGAATAATAAAAAAATGATATGTTACTATAGTTAAATGTCACGTGAACCTGAACCCGATTTTGATTATAACCCTGATATGACTGATTACAAAGGGACCGAGTGGGAAGATAAAGATAAAGATAAAGATAAAGATAAAGATAAAGATAAAGATAAAGATAAAGATAAAGATAAAGATAGTTCGGATGATTCTGGTGATTCTAGTGATGATGTGAGTGATGATGATTATGGGGATTCGAGTGATATAATTCAGTATAATGAATTAGATCATGTTACTGTTTCTCAGCATCGCAAGGCATTTGTAAAATGGGTGAATGAATCGTTTTATGTAAATTTAAAGGATTTAAAAAAGGATTCGGTTTTAAAAATTTATCAGATTTTAGTACAGAAATATTTATCATATGAAACTCCTTATCGTGGTTTGCTTGTTTATCATGGGTTAGGTACAGGTAAAACTGCGACAGCGATTTCATTAGCGGAGGGATTGTCTGGTAAAATGAAAATAAATACGATATTACCCGCGAGTTTAGAGAGTAATTTCATAGGTGAGATAATGGGTGATCCTACAAAGGGTAAGATGGGATGGGGTAAAGAACTAAATATTAAAGGAAAATGGAAATTTTCCAAGATATCTGAGATAGATGAAGAATTCAGAGAAAAGTATAATATAGATGGCAAAGTTTTGAGAAGGATTCAGAGTTCTACTGCGAGAGAGTGTATCGACGATGCATCGAAGAAGAAAGCGAAATCAATACGTGGTATTTATGTTCCACACGAAGGTGGTGTCTCATATGATGATATGTCTGATATTGAGAAGATTTTCTTGACTCAGGAGATTTTTTATTTAATAAGACAGAAATACAATTTCATTCATTATAATCCTTTTCCTAAAGTAAAGACATCTTTAATTAAGGAGTTCCAAGAATCGGATGTAGAGGATGAGGATATATACTTATTAGATGAAGGTGATAAAAAAGCAGTTGAAACGAATAATACCTTGATAGTCAAGGATTTAGAAAAGAGATTAAAATTTAACAGAAAAACTTATAATGTTGAGTCTCCTTTTTATGGTGAATGTGTAATAATAGATGAAGTTCATAATTTTGTAAGAGAAATATCAAATGATTCAGGTCAAGCCAAGGTTTTCTATGAATGGATAGTTAATGCCGAGAATGTGAAGTTGGTGTTTTTATCAGGTACCCCGGTGATTAATAAACCATCTGAGATCGCCATTTTATATAATATGCTAAAAGGTTTGATAAAGATATATTCATTTACAATTAAGTCTGATATGGATACGGAACTTATAACGAAAAAATGTAATAATATTTTCTATGAAAATAAATTATCTTTGATAGAATTATTCTATGTTGAGAGAAAAAAAGGAAAAATAGTTATCTCATTTATTCAGGAAAGAACTAATTATCAATCTATTATGAATCCTGATGATAACAATAATGTTATTTATACTGTTCAGAGTAAAAAAGAAGGATTCATAACATTTGATGAATTTATTAATGAAATTTATAAAGGATTAAGTCAGGTATTTAAGAAAAATGAAATTATTCCCTCTAAAGAGACTTATGATGAACTTTCTGTCAGAGGTAAAAACGCTCTTCTGAATGGTAAGAAGGTTGTATACGATAAGGAATTGGATATAACATTTAATCGTAGGCAGAAACTATTCGAAATTCTAGAAGAGGATTCATTAGTTGATATGACGAATAATGATAATTTCCTAAGATATTTTTTCGAGGGTCGTAATGATATTCCATCAAATAAACGTATTTTATTAAAACGAATGCTGATGGGTTTGACTTCTTATTATCCTATCGATCGTTCATCCATTGTAGATATGCCGATTGTAAAAGAACCTGAGTTAATAGATGATAATCTTAAAAATCATAAAATAGTTCAGCAGCTCAATGTTGTCCCATGTATGATGAGTCAGACACAGTTTGAGAAATATATGGAAATGTGGTCGAAAGAAAAATCGATTGACGCTTTAGCACGAATGAGAAATTATGATGAAGATTCACCTTTTCATTATCATATGAGAACAAGACAATCATGTAATATTGTTTATACAGATGATGATTTTAGAACGACAAAGAAAACCGGAGAAAATGACGATGAAATATCAGGACTAAAGACTAGAAGTTTTCAGAAAATATTAGATGATGATGCTCTAAATATAAATAAAGAACTTAAGAATTTATCTCCCAAAATGTTCGAGATAATGAATAATATTAATAAATTTACAAAAACCGATAAATCGGATGATCTTACACCTCATAGGACACCCACTGGTAAGATATTATTTTATAGTGATTTCAGATCTGATGGTGGATCAGAAGCATTCGAACTCGTCCTGAAAAGTAACGGTTATACAAAATTCGATTCTAAAGATCCTCAAACCGATAAAGGGAAAAGATATACATTTGTTACGGGGTCTGAAGGTGGTGCCGAAAGAACTATTAATAAAGAACATTTTAATGATGAAAAAAATAAATTCGGTGAATATATTCAGATCATATTGATTTCTAGTGCTGGTGCCGAAGGTATTTCATTGACCTGTGTAAGACAAGTTCATATTTTAGAACCGTTTTGGAATTATGTGAGAATTGATCAGGTTTTAGGACGCGCTATCCGTATGAAATCGCATGTAGATTTACCAAAGGACGATAGAAACGTTGAGCAATATTTATATCTTAGTGTGTTACCAGGAGGAACTAATTTAGAATCAGCATATAAATCATTAAAAAATGATCCTAATAATACATGGTCTATTCCTGAATTCGATAACGATTCAGTTAAACGTGAATTAAGTAAATCAGAAAATAGAGAATTCAGAGAGATATTAGATTCAATTGTGAGAATTAATGTAGATACTGATGGAGAAACAGCTGATAATCATCTATTTGAGATTATGGAGCGTAAATATAGGGTCAGTTTAGAGATTAATTCGGTTATTAAAGAATCATCTTTAGATTGTATTCAACATACAAGAGATGATCCTGAATTAAATGATAAATGTATTCGATTTTCTGATAAATTATCAGGTGAAATCGCGTATTTCCCAGGTATATCAGCGAGAACATTAGAAAATATAGATATTGTCCAACTGAAAGCTAGATACGTGTATCATATTAAACCGAATATTTATGTTATCGCAGCTAAGAATGATGAAGGAAATAATCTCTTTATTTACTATGAATATTCTGGTGCCGATAAAGAAGAGGAGGACATCGATATGAGATACATAAGAGAGAACGGTAGACGATTATGTGATGTTTATCTAGATACTATGATGGTCTTAAATTATGTTCCTAAAGATCATCCATATAATAAAAAGTTAGGTAAAGAATTTTCTGTTTATCAGGAAATTTATACTATAAAAGACGATATTTTGGATGAATATGATTACTTAATGAATGAATTTCCTCCTTTAGAGAAAGTATTAGTAAGAGATTCATTAAAAGGATACAAATTAAAATATAATGTAAATGATACTTTCTATTACATGGGTATAGATAGTATCTTACCCGAAAAATGTATTCAGAGAATATATCCTTATCAGATATATGAAGAAGAAAATTATCAAGTAGATCATATTAAGGCAAGAGTTATTTATGATGGTGATTTATATATTCAAGATTAAAATATAGTATCAGAACAGTCATATCAAATAATTACTAACATTATATTAATCCCGTTAGAGTTATATTTTTATTCATTTGTAAACACTCATCAATAGTATCTAAATTCGTATTTGGTTTATCAGTTAAAACATAATTCTGAAACAAATGTTTAACAAAGACGCTTATTCCGATTTTTGAATCAGATAATAATCCCAATTCTTCGCCGATTATAATATCATGATCTTCGATTTCTAAACAGAGGTATTCTTTATTTATGTAAGTTATTATTTTACATTTCTTTATCGAATATAAATCATTATTATGTAACACATCATTCATCAAATAATTTCTAATTTGGATTTTTAATGAATGGTTTAATGAATAAATGATATCATCGGTTAGGCATTCATATGTATAGTATTCTAAATTACCCAGAGTAAGACGATCTTTTAATTTGAATAATAGATTATCCGTATCATTGAATAGAATATTTATATTCGGATTACCAAATAATGAATTTTCTTCTTTGAGTAACGTGATTGTCGTTGGTTGTATTTCTGAAAAAGTAACAGGTACCGTAAAATTATATAATCCTAATGAACTCTTAATCCTCTGCCCAGAATATATAGATAATGTTTTTCTAGGTTTAATAGATTTTATAGTATTAGTATTAGTATTAGTATCAGTATCAGTATTAGTATTAGTATCAGTATCATTATTCATATCTTTTAAAATTAGAGATCCTATCTTATTAATTATTTCTTTATTTAAAGAAGATAATTCATCTCCATCGATAGATTCGAAAATACTTGGATAATGAAGTCTATATAATTCTATATATTTTTGAGAATCTTTAATTTTATTCCCTGATACATCATAGATTATTTTGGATAAGGTTTCGTACATGTAGTTTTTATTTTTCTTAGAAAAATACATGTCGTGAAGAGACATTTTTAATATTGTGTATAATTATATTTATACTCTTTAAACAAATTTAATCATATAATCCTCTTTCTAATTCATCTCTTCTATGAAATTCTGCTGAAGATGCTCTCTTAAGAGTATGTTCTGCCTGAAGATTAGAACCACCTTGACCCAGTTTATCGTTGTCCTCCTTGATTGACTCTAGGGTATCATTATCCATAAACTTTTCCCATTTATCAATATCACAGCACTCTTCGAATGCGTTAGTTGTTTGATATTTACTGCAGTCGGTGACTGAGCATTTATTTATATCGTAAACACATTCACCGCCCTGCGAGTCAGATGATTCACTATCCGATACCCAATAACATGATGACATTTGAGATGTCCATTCACCTTCTTTTGTTTCGCATTCAGTCACATTTCCGGCATTCACATTCACATTCACTCCATCTTTATCGATATGACACGAACCACATACTTCTGATACTTTATTGTAATCACTCGAGCAACTATCAGGTGCACCTAAACAATCATCTTTATCCTGAACAGTATCGCATTCCAACCTCTCCCCACATGTATAAATAACTTGAAATAAGGTGTATAAAACAGTAAGTATAAGTGTGGATACCGCAATTACATTAAATATGGGTCTGAAAAATAAACCACATAAAATACCTATCGAAACAATTGACAACATCGCACATGATTTTATAATGATAAGGAAATCTACATCTGTATCAATAATCGATTCCCTGTAAATATGATAACCATGTATACTATAAATAGAGACTAAATATAATCCTAATATTATTCCCAAAAACACCTTGATTTTACCATCATTTACAGCAAAATACATTATCAGAATGATACATAGTGACAAAATCATGAAGCATAATACCTCAAACTCTTTTATCCGAGTCCAGGATTCACCTTCTTTATATATATCAAATATAGATATAGATCGTGTATCATTACAATTACCACATCCCTCACACATCTTATTACCAATAGTAGTAGGCCATCTCGTGATAAATATTAATATTAATGCGGCGATCAATAATATGATTAATATGATTAATATGATTATTAATGACACGTGCATTTAAATGTTAAATATATATTAATAATGTTATAAGTTTACGGATTATCGGTATCTGGTGCCCGAACAGATAATGTCGGTCCTGGTAGACTACTAGGACCAGTAGATTGACCCTGATCTGCCATATTCATTCGAGATAAGGACTCTGATGATGAAGTATCGGTATTATTATTATCTATGGAATTTTCCATTTGAGTGATAGGAATATCTGTATTTTCACCGATTAATGAATCAGGTGAAGATAAAATAGAATCACTCGGGAAGGCGTCTGATGGATTATACAAATCATATGAGGGCATTAATTCATAACTATCATTTGCTTTGATATCAAAATATTTACCACCCCTCGTAATTCCAGGATTTCTACCAGGGAAAATACCAGAAACAATATCCTCTACGTTGGGACAATTACTATTTGCCGCCGCGCCATTGACAGAGGGACAATCAGGACAACTATTCGAATCGGGACACTTAGGACATCTACCTTCTGTATCACACGTTAAATCGGGGCAAGAGGGACTCGAGGGACACGAGGGACACGATGGGCATCCGGGTATTTTAGGTAATTCAGGACAGACCAACTCCAGGTCTGCAATATCTTCTTTAATACCTTGACTCATTGAGGCAGTATCATTCGATAGGTAATATACCATTGACCCAATTACAAATAATAAGAACAATGATAAATATTGTAGCAATTCAGTATAATCTCGTGTATCAAAATAATAATTAAACATCTATATTAAAATAGATATAATTTTATTTTGATAAATTATAGGTTTATTGGTTTTATAGGTTTTATAAAATATTCATTTCTTAAATTTATCATTGGTTTATAGGTTTTATAAAATATTCATTTCTTAAATTTATCATTGATTCATCGGTTAATGGACTTTTTAAATAGTCGTCGAACGATGTACCTTCCACCATCTGTTTTATAAAGTGAATTGAATACATACCGCACTGAGAATTTTCTTTCTGATAAGAATAATCATTGTAAAAATAATAAACTTTGCGATTATGCTTTTTCATTTGAGTCTTTACTTTATCTATCAACTCTACTATTTGTTTAGGGGGCTTTAGACCAAAAGAATCAAAATAATAAATAGAATCACGTATACTATTATGTTTCCCAAAATCCATATATAATGATATCCAATGTTGACCATCTTTTGTCGATGGATCGGTATTAAATACAATACCTAGTTTAGTCTCTCCTTTATCTAAATGTTTCTTTATATCTAACTTACATAAATCACTTACCGAACATTTTTTAAAATCAATAGGAACAGCACCATAAAAGTGAAATTTATTATCAGAGGTCATGTACTGATTTAAACAATCCTCAATATCAAATGTTGACAACCATTCGTTATAATCATTTATCCATTTTGGCGGCATCAGCGGTCTGAAACTATTTATAAATTCATCTTTATCTGAACCCAACGCCGACATCAAGGATTTTATACTGAGCCAGCATGCTTCGGAAGAACATTTGGAAATTTTAGATATTTCTTCACAAACATCCCCGTGAACATCTTCATGATTTCTCGATAAATATATTTTTCTCCTTGTTTTACCTCCCTCCTGTAACTTGTTTAATGCCTTGGCCACTTTTATAACTATTTCATCATCGAGACATGATCCTTCGACATCGTTTTCACCCGGAGAACATTCCTTTTTCTTGAACATCTTTTTCCTTTCACCTCCTCTAGCACCACCAACAGCGCCACCAGTAGCACCTTTATCATAACCGTCATTTAAATTACCTGACCCAATAACTTCATTATGACCCAAATTAACTGTGCCGGGTACCGAGTTGAACAAGTCTAATACCATCTATAGGTACAAATTAGAAATTTATTTAAAGTATAAAGCTCAAATAATATCAGTTACTATGGATATCTGTAATAAAAAAAATCAGATTAATGACCTATTACAAGATGTTTTTACAGAGTATAATCGAATGAATGAAAGTAAAATACAATCTATTTCGGATTCCCATCTCGAAATGAGGACAATGAGTTCAACTATTCGTTCTTTAGAAAATTCCGAAAAAGAAAAAGAAAGCGAGATACGATTATTAAAGAAAACGAATCATGATTACGAAATAATGATTAATGATTTACAAAGTAAATTCGAGATTGCCGAAGAAGACCAACAAGAGGAAAATAAGTTCGATATGCTTCGTATTCAGGCTAAAGAAATTTCAGAGAAGGGTAGAGAAATTGACCGACTTAACGGATTATTAAATAATTTTAAAAATAAAGGAGATAAAATTGATAAAATTTTTAAATCAGTCTCGGTAGCAGGAGCAAGGGTAGCATATAACAAGGTGGCAGAGGTATCAGAGGTATCAGAGGTACAAAAGGTGGCAGAGGTACAAAAGGTAGAAAAGGAGGTAGAGGTATCAAATAACAAGGTGGCAGAGGTGGCAGAGGTAGAAAAGGTGGCAGAGGTAGCAGAGGTAGCCGAGGTAGCAGAGGTGGCAGAGGTAGCAGAGGTAGCAGAGGTGGCAAAGGTGGCAGAGGTGGCAAAGGTGACAGAGGTGGTAAAGGTGGCAAAGGTGGCAGAGGTATCAAATAACAAGGTGGCAGAGGTATCAGATATATCCCTTGTTATCAACTCAGAGACCGAAGAGGTAAATCAAAATTTAATTTATAAAGGGGAACCTGAACCCGAACCTGAACCTGAACCCGAACCTGAACCTGAACCTGAACCTGAACCCGAACCTGAACCCGAACCTGAACCCGAACCTGAACCTAGACCGTTGATTGGTAAGGGGAAACTCTTAAAAGTTACGTCAAAGGGTATTAAATATTTTGTATATGAAAATGAAAATCCACAGAAGTTATATGCGTTTAACGAAGAGAAGAAAACCGATGATATCGTTGGAAATAGAACAAAAAATGAAAAAGGAAAATATAAAGTTCAGTTATTTACTTCGTAGAAGTTTAATATAATTCTCAGAGACTTCATCTTTTGTTGATGTATATTTAAATGTTCCTATAAACCGCTTAGTATCATTTAAATAGAGATTAATTAAGAATGGATCTATATAATTGGTTCTACAGACTGATGCTGTGTTGTTCAGTTTATGTGCTGTTTTATGCAAAGCCTCATTAATATTTTTCTTACGTTTTGTATCATTATCTGGATCGTCGCATTTTACTACTTCAGTAATAAAACTTAGATTCGCGACCCATGTTCTAAAATTCTTGCTACTAAAGTTCCCGAACTTCTTGAGATATTTATTCACATCGATCGATTTCAGAGTATACCATTTAGAACCGTTCCGATAAGTAAAAATAGGATCATCTTTCTTAATTGTTCTTTTCTTTAATCGGAGATTACGACTTAGTCGTTTGCTCCGGACTTTACCAGTATTCTGAACTCCTTTCTTACCTATAAAATCAAGAGATACAGTCGAACCATTGATTTTAATATGTCTGGGTTCCAGAGTAGTCGCTCCAAACGATTTATTTTCATCACGATATTTTTCTGAACCGATCCTTATACCGCACTCAACGACTAACATTAAAGCAGAAGCGATTTGTTTTTCTTTTGTATCTCCTTCAGAATAAAGATCTCTTTTGACAGCATTCATTATTTTATGATACGATTCACCGAATTCTATCATTTTTTTAAATTTCTTTTTACTATTTTTTTCTGTAAACTTTTTGTTATAAACATATTGTGGTCTATCTTTATCATCGTAACCGATCGCTAAAACTTTATCAGTCTTCTTTAAATTTATTTTTACATCATCATAAGCGGGTGGGATATATAAACCTTCCAAGGAACTTTTGATGAGCGGTTTACCAACCGATTTACCATTCTTATCAAAATATTCATATTTATATTTATCTTTTCTCTTTGATTTTATTGTACGAGTGATATATTCCTTCATCTATTAAATATTACATATAATTATAATGAGGAAACTGAGAAGAAATCGGAGAACTAAAAAGAGGCGGACAAGTAAAAGGAGTCGGAGACCTAAAATGAGGAAGAAACGATCTAAACTATTAGGAGGGTCCGCAATGTTGCGATTACCGCACGGCTTCGGGGGTCTGCCCTCTGAAAATATAAGGATTATTCATAATAAATTAAGGTCCCATACCAAATTGACGGATAATGATTATTATGAATTTGATAAACAAATAAAATCGAATTATGAGGGTAGTGAATTCGGTAAAGATATATATCCTAAAGTATATATGTTATTTAGTTTTATTGGTGCTGGATTGATATTTCATCCCATTATTGTAGTAACTCATGCTTTGATCAATGATATAATACCAACCGTCGTTGTGACGGTAGATAAACCTGAAGGTGAGCGACAGCGTATTTTACGCCGGAACCGACCTGTTTCATCAGTTGTTATCCCACCAGGATATGCGATCGGACGAGAAATCACAGTGAAAGGACAGGCATACCCATGCGGGATGCCTACAGAGTGCTTACACCCCACTGTAGGTTACGCCCCAATATCACCTGATAATATCGCTTACCAGTTACTAGATGGTCCGCAAGGATACGCCTACGTACATCCGCACCGTGTCGGCACCGTACAAGGAAATCATTCGGGAACGATAGGGGATATAAATATAAGAGCAATGGTTTATATCGGACATTTCAATGATACACCTGAAAACAGAGATGGATGGTATGCTGATAGAGATGGACACGCTCAATGGATCGAAGCGCTATCATATATAAAACCAGATGGAGAGATGGGTGATTTCATGAATGGTAATCAATATAACCTCGCTACTAATAATTGCCAAACGTATGTTCAGGCCTCTCTTAACTATCTAAAAGGACTACACGAAGAGGGTATTTTTACTGGGGCTCCTTGGAAAACTCTCACACGCCCTAACGGAACAATGTTAGATATGGATTTATTACAGTCTTATGAGAAGGTGAGATCAATGATAGATCCAGTGTTAAATAAATCCGAAGCCGTAAGTAATAGCACGTCGTCGGCACAGCAAAAAGAGGAATAATTAATATACTTAATCATTGAGATCCATTATCATTGATCGTTTCAAGGAATTTATTTGTTAATCCTTCAAATGATATTTTTTAATATAGTTATAAGTATACTTATAAAATGAATATGATAGTTCATCTAAGAACTCAGGAAATATGTGATATGGTAATGAAAGATATCATGCCAGGAGTAACCGATTTGACCCCAGAGGACAATTTTCGAGTTATATCTTTGGGTCATTCCGCCACAAACATTTCCCCTGCGGCCACCACTGCGAAATATTCATACATATATGTCGAGTCTTTAAATCCGAAGCATCTTGATTCTATTGGTATGCGGTGGCGCGCGAATTTTGATAATGATTGGTTTAATGTGAGGTCAGTGGTCGCCGGTCTCAAGTCTAAGAAGAGAAAAAAAACACCTAAGAAGACTAAACCTAAGAAGAAATCCCGAAAAAAAAGAACCAAGAATAAAACATATCATATATCTGTTAAAATGAATAAATTTTCAGATGAATTATATAAATATTTTAAGAAGATGAAAATAAATAAGAAACATAATTTTATAAATTTTATATCGGAAACAAAAGGGGATAAAGTAAGTTTCACATTTACATCGAGACAAAATAAAAAATATAATTCAGATCCCAAATGGTCTGATATTCACTGTAAAGAATATAAACTAAATAATAAAATTATTATTAAAACCGATTGTGATCGAATGGAATATGGAAAACCTGTTAAAGATAAATCATTTATCGGGTTCTTTAAGGTTTTTGTGAAAGGATATCAAAATTTATACGATTATATCAAAGCAATTCAACAGAGTAAATTAAATAAAAAAGATCATACGTTACTGTTTGATATTTTAATAAAGAATCAACGCCAGTTAACTGATAAATCATTAATTAATCATAATTTAGATGTGAAAACATTACATTTCAAATATGTTTAATCATTGAGATCCATTATCATGGATTGTTTCAGGGAATATTTATGTTCGACCTTTCGCTTACTCTTGATGAATAGTAAGAGTTTCTGAGCGTCTTCTTCAGAACCTAAATATTCCCTGAAACAATCCGATAGGAATTTATTTGTTAATCCTTCATATGAATTATTAACAGACGGTTTAATACTTGTCTGGAGTGTCGGTATATTAAACGTAGGTAGGTCGACCTTATCTTTGTTCTGAACATCTAACTCTTCAATAATCTCTTGTTCGATCTTCTCTTTCATCTCTTTTAGAGGTTTCGTTTTTAATTTCATTTTTTCATTATATTCTTTCAACTGGTTATCACACTGAACCCACTGCACGATTTTAGTTTCCATAGGCATAGCGTTTCCAGTTTGCATAGCGTTTCCAGTTTCCATAGCGTTTCCAGTTTCCATAGGATGTTATTTAGTAATGTTTTATATTTAACTATAAAAAAATCAAATTTAATAAACTACTATATATATACACATGCCGTTAAGAAATAGAACCCAATATATTCATAACGATGTAAAATATTTTATCAACGGATCACGACCGCACGGAATGGCACAATTATGATTAATAATGTGGCGCAGCCTGCCGCGATCAACAGTTACACGTATAATACATTGAGATGGGAAAATAATCAGTGGTATCCGGACCCAGAGAGTGTTACTGTCCAAGTGCAAGCAGAAAATGAATGGGATATATTATACGGATACGATAGGCAAAGAACACCCTATCCCTTAGAGTTGTCCAGTATTATACCTATCAATCTGTTGGGCGGTAGCAAACGTAAGCGCAAGAGCAAGCGTAGTAGTAAGCGTAGGAGTAAGAGCAAGAGCAAGCGTAGTAGTAAGCGTAGGAGTAAGAGTGCTATTAGGCAAAAGAGTAAGAGAAAAAGTGAGAGAGTAAGATAAAGTTAAAAATAACAAATTTTCACATTCAAACATAAGATAACAAATACGGCGATCACTATAAACGCGATAATCATAGAACATCCAATAAAATAAGGATATAATTGGTCCAAGACTTTTACGACTATAGGTTGTATAATTTCGTTATTTATTGTAGTAATATGTTCTTCTTTCTTCAGTTCATTTTTCATTGAATCTAATAACTTTGTGGTTATCGTTTCAAAGGACATCTTAACTTATGAAATTTAATATTATCTTTACTTTTAACTTAAATTTGATTTTGTAAAGTGAATTATACTTCAATATCAAATAAGTATCATTACTATAATGGGAATCAAAGGTCTCACTCAACTCATTAAGAAAACATCACCTGAATCAATTCAGCATGTCGGTTTATATACGATGAAAGATAAACGCGTTGCGGTCGATACAAGTATTTTCCTTTACAAGAGTCTAATGAATGTTAGATCCAAGGGTGATTATCTACGGAACAAAGATGGAAAAGTAATTAGTCATATACAGGGTTTATATTACAAGACAAATCAATATCTAACTTTTGGAATAATTCCTATATATATCTTTGACGGAAAACCTCCTAAGGAAAAGGGAGATTGTATATCTAAGCGTAAACAAAAAGCGTCGGAATGTGCTGAAAAACTACAGCAGACATCTGATACTAATGAAAAGATAGCTCTTGAAAAGGGGTCTATTCGGATAAAGAAGGAATATATTGACGATTTAAAACTACTATTTGATGCGATGGGTGTCTCTTATATTCATGCTGACGGTGAAGCAGAAGCGTATGCTTCGGAACTATGTCGCTTAGGTTTCGTTGATGGTGTCGTGACAGAGGATATGGATACACTCTCCTATGGATGTCCACTATTAATCAGAGGATGTATTGACAAGAGTATTAAGAGACCTGAAGTCTGTAGCACATTTAATTTTGAGAGAATTCTGTTGGATTTTAAGATGACACACGATGAATTTATTGATATGTGTATTCTATGTGGTTGCGACTATTGTCCAACTATTCCAAAAGTTGGACCCGTAACTGCCAAGAAAATTATTCATAAATATAAGACGATTGAAAATTATATTAAACATGAAAATATTGATCATGATGAATTTAAAAGTAAATATGAAGCATCTCGAGGTCTGTTTAAAGTATTTCAGGGTAAGATTGACCTAAATGATTTACCGATTCATTCATCGGTATATGATTCAGAAAAATTATATCACTATTTAGTTCACGATTGTTCAATGAACGATAAACGTGTAAATAATTCACTTCAGAAGATATCAACTTAAACTATCAATATTTATCTTTTATATTTATTATTTATTATTATTTATTATTATTTATTATTTAATATTTTTTTTATATTGATTCATTATAAATGAATATTATTCAGGTTTTATTAGTAGGTGGTTTAATTTACATTGCGATGAATCAAAAAACCGGGCAAAATCGTAATTTAATTTTAGTTATTACGGGTCTCCTTGCCTTTTGTATGATCGGTAAAGAAGGTTTACAGGTGATGGAACCCGCCGTCCAAGACAGCTGTACGTCGACTCTTGTCGCCTCGCCTAACACTGTCACACCGTCAGACGATAATAACTGTACTGTGGTGGGAACAGGCGCGACAGGTTCTTGCACTGCTGTGGACGATACGATTACGTGCGCCTACGTCCAGGGTTCGGTCGGCACCCCCGTGAGACCCGGTCTCACGACCGATTTCTCCGAACTTGTAGCGGGATGCGACAATAACACCGTGATAGGTGCGTTGGGTTGTTCGGAAATTCCTGCGGTTCCAGCGGCACTCTTACAGACATCCTACGCAAACAGGTGTCGTCTCAACAAGACCACCAATACCATGATGCCGGTGGGTCTGGTCGAGTGTGATGGCAGTATGTCAGTTATGGATGGTGAGGGTCTAAAAACTGATGGGAGTAATCAGTGCAACGAAAACATTCTTGGGTGGGTGTCTACGTGTAGATGTGATCCGGATACATCGACCGGTGTTTGGCCCAATTGCACTGCCATCAGTACAAGTGCCTAAGTGCCTAAGTGCCTAAGTGCCTAAGTGCCTAAGTGCCTAAGTGCCTAAGTGCCTAAGTGCCTAAGTGCCTAAGTGCCCAAGT